CCTCTGGATCGGCAACGAAGAGATGATCTACCGCCACGCTAAGGAGAACAAGAACCTCGGCTACCGCAAGTGGGCCAAACGATTCATCGATGAGTTCGGTGAGTACATCACAGGGGACGGGGTTGCCTGGTTGCACGACGACATCGACACCGACGAGATGGACGAGATGCTCGCTGAACTGTAAGGGGTCACCCCCCTTCTATGGTACAATAGCCAAACAACAAACCAACGACATGACCACCGCCACCCAGAACCTGTTCGACATCACCGCTGCCCTACAGGCAAACGGCAAGACCGTCAAGATCACAGTGCTCAAGACTCGTGGACCACGTAAGGGTGAAACCCCCATGAGCATGACAAAGGGCAGTCGCTCCAATACCAACCGCCGAGGACAGACGACACCATCTGCAGTCAGAGCAACTCGCTCTGTCGTTGCTGGCAACGTTGGATCATACTTCAAAACCTCCGGCTGATTCAGTCGCTCATCCATCCTACCATAACCTGCTGCTATGTCAATCCGCTACGTTTCCGACCTCGACTGCTACACCGTCACCCGTTGGGGTACTGATGAACCCTTCGCTTGGGCAGAGACGCCTTCCGATGCTATCGCTATCCAAGAGATGGAAGCAGAGAGGGCAGAGGCAGATAAACTGCCAAATCTTGCTGTTGACCTAGGACCTGACTCGCCAGACGATGATCCGATCCAACAGATCGCTGACATGCTCTATGGTGCTGACTTAGACGTAGGTTAACGAGAGGGCCCTTAGGGGCCAGTTCATAGGGGGCGAAAACCCCTAACTACCCTAATCTATAACGTACCCAATTCGCGAGAGTGATATCGAAGGAACTCAAAAATTTTTCCAGCAAAAAAAACCATCGAGGCCCTCTGTTGAGATTTTCTTAGACATATATAAAAATACACAGATACAATCCAATGTCAAATTTTGAAACAACTACAGAAGTAATCTATGATGAAGTAGACGAAGAGTATATGGTAACGATTCCAGAACATATTTTAGAGGAACTAGACTGGAAGGACGGCGATGTACTGGAATGGGAGTATCATGATTATAATGGACTTCCAGGCCTTCGCCTACATAAAGTAGGAGATGATTAAGGGGAACAAGTAAGTACCTAAGAGAGATTTCCGAAATAATTTTAGGTAATGTGAACACCGTAGCGTTTTTCAAATAATATGGCGAGTCCAAATTCGGGGCAAACTTGTAACCCAGTTGAACAAGTAGTAAAACAGAAAATAACAATTGAATGTCCTAGTACTGTACCAAACAGTAGGACAGGTGGGTATGCAACAACTTTAAATAGTGATGAATGGGAATATGTAGATACTGTTTATAATGAGATTGATAGTATTAGTTTAACGAATGGCGTCATTAGGGAAAAGTGGGATAATAGTAATGATCCTAGGTTTCAACAATATAATATTGACAATGGACAACCTATATTCGAGAATTATTGTAGATCTGATGCTGGTATTGACGAAGGGTATTTCCAACATCTATGGGAATTTCCTACAAGTCATGTATCAAATAGGGAAGTATTAGTTAAGTATACACCAATATATGAAGATGACACTACTGGAGTTCCAACAACGAGACCAGGTGCAGCAACAGCAGCGAGTGTCACTGCAAATAATGGTAGTTGTGTAAGGAAAGTCAATGTAACTAATAATTTTACATTAGGGAAAGTTGTAACGAGTCTTAGTGGTTTACCAAGTGGGGATGATGAATCATTTATCAAATTAGTTGGCACTGATACTGTAGAGATTGTATTTCAGTATACAAGTGATACTCGTACTGTATTACAGATTGGTGATACAATCAATGGTCATGTTGTAACTGATGTTGTTAATTTTTCAGATACGAGAGCAGATCGTAAGATTGTTCATCGTGTGAATGGAGATAGTGTATTAAAATTAAATAACATTAAAAATATTGCAGTAGGTGATAATGTAATTGGGTATGGTGGAACTGTAATACCAGAAGGCACAACTATAAAATCAATTAATAGTACAAAAAAGACAATCAGATTAAATTTCCCATCTGGATTTGTTGGTTTAAATCCTACACAGACTCAAAAGATTCGTACTGTATTAATTCAGGATGCAAATCAAAATCAAATTCCAGACACTAATTATTGTTGGGCTAAGTTAGGAAGTAGTGCAGGAATTGATGTAAAGAATATTGCATTTAAGGTAGAGGGCAAGGGTATTCATTATATGGATTTCCAGAGCACTACAAATACAAATGGTACATGGAACAACAATAAAATTAATAATGAAGGTGGTAATGCTATTTTCGATAGTGGTAGTACAAGAACAAAGACTGTAAAATTTGATGGTGGTGAACTTGTATTAAAAGCCGAACCAATTAATGATGGTGGTGAATATGATTCTGATTGGTATATTTCATCATTTACTGGTAGTTTACCATCAATTGGTACATCATTTCAAACAAAACTTGATGGTGGTAAAGGTAAAGCAACTGTACATTTTAAGATTGTAGGTAATACGACATCAGAAGTTGCATCTGGCGGTGTATTTGTGAAGGATGCCACTTATACAGGTAGTTTAAGTGGTGCTAGTATCAGAGTAAAAGCGGGATATGGTATTATTGATAGAGCAGCTGCTGTTGGAATTTTCATCAGTAGCAGAAAGGATGTAATGTATACACCTGTCTTCAAGAAAAAACAAGAAATTTTCACACCAGAACTCAAAGAATTAAAGAATAATTTACCTGGATTAGGTGATTTAAAAGAATTTAGAGATGCTGGAGGTACAACACCAGTAGTTGATACAAATTGTCAACCATATTTAACTCCACCAGTCAACTTACCAACAGTTATTGGTAATGCAAACAATTCTATCAAGTTAAGTTCTAGTGATTCAACAGTTATTGCAGATGCAATTGACGATAAATTGGATGAAATTACGAGTGATTTAGATGTTGATGAGATGGTTGCGGAAATTGAGAAACTTGTAGCATCAAATCAAGATCTTTCAGTATCAAATCAGTTTGATGTAGACAGTTTACAGTCAAATTTGAATAAAGTTACTAAAGCAGACACCAGTGATAACAAATTTACCAATAATGCTGATCCTTCATTATCACAAGATACCGCATCAAACAAATTAATCAACGATATTTTAGGAAAAATCAATGAAATTCCTGATGATTTGGGTATTTTGTTACCTGAAGGTACTCCAACTAGTGTAGATGTCATCGATGGTGACAATGAATCTGATTTTATTCTTGTAAAAAACGCATATCGTGATCTTCCTGCGTCTCAAGACATGATTCAGTTCATTGCTGAAGATATTTCACTCAATGATGACGAATCTTACTTAGATTATGGTAAAAATTCACTTCGTACTACGATTACGATGAGTGTAACTCCGCGATGGATCTACGGAACTCCAACTGTAAGTGATGAAATTGCGGAAGAAGCGGAATTAACGATCGCGGGAGATCAAATTGGAGGTGTTGCTGGAGGAAGTAATGATTTATACCTCTTAGTATCCAATGTAAGTAATAGTGGATCGATTACAGACTTCCAAACCTTTAATGGATCAATTCCATTAATGAATTATACCAATCAATCTGGTACTAGTACTGTGGTTGGTGCTAGAGCATCATTTAATATTGATGCAATTACGCCGGGGAGTACTTATACTGCAACGATTAACACCAATGCAACTGGTTATTCTGTTAATGATATTATCACTATTAAAGGATCACAACTTATGGCTGTTGATGATATAAATGATTGTTTCATTTATGTTAATAGTTTAACTGGTACGAATGAAATTGGTACATTTACTGTTGTCGGTACAAGTGATAGTAATGTACTATTTGGTAATGTAAGTCAACTAATTACAGAAGCATCATTTGATGTAAATATTGAATGGAGTAATACGGATACTATTACTGATGATGTTTATACAGCAAGCATTAATGATATTAATGTAGGTAGTGGATATCGAGTTAACGATACAATTAATATTCCTGGTAGTAATTTAGGTGGTACTGCTAACAATGATTGTATTATTACTGTAACTGAAGTTGATGCTAATGGTGGATTATCAGATTTTACCGTAGGAACTACAGAAAGACCATTGACACTGTTCACAAATGTATCTGCTTCTTATGCATCTGGTGCATCAAATACATCGATTGGTACAGGAGCTACATTTAATGTATTAAAAGGTGAAAATTCTTCAGGAACTCCTGCATATTTTGTATCTTTAAATCAAGGTGGATCTAATTATAACACAGTTGTCAGTGTAGGTGGTATAACTGTTGATGTTGTAGATAAATCAAATGGGATCATGCAGATCAATAATGGTGACTTAACTGCATATCCAGCAAACTTTCAAGTATCTTTTGGTTCTACTGCCCCATCACCATTATCAGCAAATACTGCATACAAAGCAACAAAAATATCAAATACTAAATTTTTCGTATACACAGAACAAAGCTTTGTTGGTCGTGCTGATCGTGGTATTCTAGCTCCATTAGCAACTAGAATTAGATTGTCACAAAGTTTAACTGGTATAACTGGTGTTAGTTTTGGTGCATTTGGTTTATCACAAACTGTTAATTACATAACTGACAATGGTGTTCAATATGTTGATACTATTGATGTATCTGGAATTGGAGAATCTTATCCAGATAAAACTTGGAGAGGCGCTGGGTATGAGTATCAAAGTGATTGGATTAAAGAATATGAATTTAATCTTATTACTACTTCAGAAAATATTGCCAAATCTTCCTTTAATGAAGGAAATCCAATTCAATCAAAACCAACTATTGCAAAATTAACTAAAAAATTAAAACCCAAATCAAATAAAATTGAAGTTGATGATACATCATTATTTTTATCTTCTGGATATCTATTGATTCCTAAATGGATGCGTAAAACAGAAAATTATCTTGAACTTGGAGTTGAAGGTGTTAATAAAACAACAAACGCTAGAAATCATTACTATTATGATGGCGAAGAAATTATTTACTATTCATCAAAAACAGCAACGTCTTTTGAAGGTATTCAAAGATCACAATTCGATAGTAGTTATTTGTTTGAAACCTCACCAGAACCATATGCAAAAAATGGTGGAGTGGTAAATAGTTATCAAAAGGGTTATTCTGTTCAACAGTATTGGCCTTATCAACCAAAAGAGGAATAATATGGTAAGACCAGTACAAGCATTAGGTGGTGGTGATGGACCATCTGTATTAGGATGTTGTAAATGTTTTCCTTTTGTTGTTACACCAGTAGTACAAAAAGAACTTCTCTGTGGCATCCCTGAATTGACCACAGGACAGGTTCTAGTACCTGCTCCTGGTATTAACTGTTGCGGTAAAGGTTGTAGTCCTTGCGTCTGTCCTAGAGTCGCTGTAGGAGTCAGTAAGGTGTTCATTTGTGGTCGTATGTCATCACACATTGGAGATCCAAACCCACCATCAGTACCAAGACTGAATGTAGTAACCCCAACTCCTAAGATTCTATATGCTTGATCTTTTCAACCCTGACAGTGTTATTATACAGACATTTTGACATGATGTCAAGCCTGTGGTATAATTAATAGGTAATTTACGGTACGGATCATTATGGCACGTGGAGCTTCTTTAACTGGTGGGACTCATATCGAGTCTAAACCTAAAAAATCTCGTCAGGGTCGTGGAAAGCACACCAAGTATGGTTCAACTTCTCGAAATGATGCTAAAAAACGTTATAGGGGTCAAGGTAAGTAATGAAAATACAACTGTGGTACTCAAAAGATATGGATCTGTGGAGATGGTCTCTAACAGATGACATGAACGATTTGATCCAAGAATCAGGACAAAGACCTGTATTAAGAGATGCAATGAATGATGTAGCTACTACAGTTGAACATATATTAAATACGGAGTATTCTGGTGAAAAACAAAAAATCGAATTATCAAGTAAAGTCTAGGTTCTACTACATTTTTTGGGGTCTAGCCACCGTCTCAGTTGTCCTAGGACAACTATATGTTGGTACAGGGTACAGATACATGGCTCTTAATGTAAATCGTCTTACAACAGGTCTTACAAACGCATTACGATGAGAACAACCATAGACAAAAAACGATTGGTCGAACCAGTTGTTAAAACAACACCTGAAAACGTTAAAGAATCAAATGAAGCACTGTTTCGTGCAAAAATGACTCTTCCAGCTGCTGCAAAAAATTGTGGTATGACCCAAAAAGAAATGAAATTGACTTTTTGGGAATATTTAAAGTATAACAAACCCGATTATGTCATTCCTAGTTCATAATTTACCTCCAACACCAGTTTTTGTAAGAAAAGAGTATTTGTACGACTTACAGAAAGGAAATGGTGAATTTACTCCTGGAATATGGATTTCAGTAAAATCTGTAGAAGGTAAAGCACTTTATTTCGAGACCCTATTAACAGAATATGGAGCCTTGTATGATAAACTTCCTATCAGCGCATTTTTGTGGAAAACTGATCACGGTGAGCTCTTGCCTTTGGATCATTTGCAAATATGGGATTGTTTTGACTACGATATCACTGTCATCAGAAAGCCTCTTCTCGGAAGCTGCTCTTTTTTCGGGAAGGATAAGAAAATGCACGAAGGAGATTATATATTTACCATCGACTCGGCCCACCGTGACAGGTCTGCATTAAATCAAAATTATTCTGAACATGATCCAGAACATAAGTCATTTAATGTGATTAAAATGAGTAATGGTCAGTTTGCAGCTCAACCTAATAATAGGGTGGTATGGTCAGATCAAAGTCTTATTCCTCTAGAGGTTAAAGTACCAGACTTTAATGTTTGCACACAAAATTTTACTGTGGAAAACACACCTAAATGGTCTGTTGGCCATACAGAAAAATGGAGTTACAAAACAGAAGATGAGGAATACGAAAATAAATAATTAAAATGGAGTAACTAATGGGAATTTCACCAACAGACAAAAGTAAAGAATTTATCAAATCTGGAATGACTTTGATCACTCAACTTGATTCTGATAGACACATGAAAAAAAGTAAAGAAGAGATTAATAAAAAGAAAGAACCTAAAAGCTAGCATATATAGTATGATAGATACTGATTAGTGCCTTGTCTTTCAACGTTTCAAGATCAACAGCTCCAACACAAATAGTAGACAGATACCTGGGTAAAACATCCAGGGCTTTTAAGGACATCAGCATGACGTTCTCTAAAAATCCTGTCACTAAGGATCTTGTTGTCTTAAAAAATGAAGAGGCTATTAAACAGTCGGTAAAAAATCTAGTTCTCACTCAAGTTGGTGAAAGATTTTTTAATCCTTATTTAGGAACCAACACTACATCGTACTTATTTGAATTATCTAATAGTTTTGCTGAAAATGCATTAATTCAAGAAATTGATGCTGTTTTACAAACAAATGAACCAAGAATTAATTTATCCAATATCACAGTAAATGCGATAGACGATGAAAGTTCTTTTGAATGTTTTATTGAATATTTTATTGTTGGCATTCCTGAAGCATCGCAAACCGTAGATTTTATCCTCGTAAGAGAAAGTTAAATGGAATTACCATCAGTTGCCGCTTTAGAATTTAATCAATTAAGGGCGTCGATTAAAAATTATATCAAAACTAAGTCAGATTTTAGTGACTATGATTTTGAAGGTTCCAACTTGTCAATGTTGGTTGATATTCTTGCGTACAATACTTTGTACACAAATTATAATCTTAACATGGCTTCTAACGAGTTAAATCTCGATACGGCAGTTCTTCGTGATAATATTGTATCTCATGCAAAAAAGTTAGGTTATAATCCAAATTCATACTCTTCATCGAGAGTACAAGTTGATATTGAAGTAAGTGGATTGAATGCATTAGCAGTGGATAGGATTGGTTTAAAATCTGGTCCAGTTTTATCAACTACTATCCAAGGTAAAAATTATACATTTGTATTAAGAGATCCACTTAATTTAACTGTTAACAGTGATACTGCAACCTTTAGAGATGTTGACCTGTATGAAGGTACAGTTTTTAATATTAATTATGTTGTAGATACATCTAATGAAAATCAAAGATTTATCATTCCCAATAATTACATTGATTCTGATACTGTAAAAGTATTTGTTAAGGCTGATTCTGGATCATCTACATCTACGACATATGCCAGAAAAAATACTATTGTCAATGTTAGTCCTTCTGATACAGTTTTCTTTGTAGAAGAAATTCAGGATCAAAAGTACGAAATTATTTTTGGTGATGATGTAATTGGTAGAAAGTTGCAAAATGGTGAAATTGTAACTATTCAATATATTATTACCGCTGGTGGATCAGTTAATAATGTAAAAAGTAATGCATTATCTTTTATTGGTACAATTGAATATGTAGATTCAAATAATGTTACTGGTAAAGTGGCTTTAAGTGATATTAACTTCACTCTCAATACTGAATCTTCTTTTGGTGGTTCTAATTTTGAAGATATTGCATCAATTAAGTTTAGAGCACCTAGATATTTTGCAGCTCAAGAAAGGGCAGTGACAATTAGTGACTATGAGTCATTAATTATGCAAATTTATGGTAATGCTGAACTTGTAAAAGTTGTTGGTGGAGAGAGATTAAATCCACCAGAATATGGTAAAGTTTTTATCACAATTAAACCAAAAGTAGGATCTGTAGTTAGTGATACTGAAAAATCTAGAATTGTAAGGGAGTTAAGAGACTTTGTTGTAGGATCTGTCACACCTGTTATTAGAGATCCAAGAAAGCTTGGTATTAAACTTAAACCACAAATTGTTTATAATAAAAATAAGACAAGAAAGAGCGTATCAACACTTAAAAAACTTGTTAGAGATATTGTTGTAAAGTATGAGAATACTGACTTATTTAAAAATTTTGGTGGAAGATATTCTAACTCTTCTATTATTGCTGAAATTCAAAATATTGACAATTCAATTATTTCATCAAACATTAAAACTATAGTTTGTTCGGAAATTAATTTAGAAATTAATAATAACATTGAAACAAAATATACGGGTTCTTTCTTCACATCTGTTAGAAATAAACTAGAAAGTAAGTATGCTATTGTAAGTGAATTTTTCTGTACCCCTGGTCAAAGAGATCCAGTTATTATTGGTACACCTTCTTATGGTGAAAATGCATGTATAGTTGATACTAATTTGTATTTAATTGATATTAAGGGCAATTTGTTAGGTGTTGTTGGAACTATTAATTATGAAACTGGTGAATATAGTTTTTCCGTGACAGCTTGTTCTGATGAACCAATAAATATTTGTGCGGTGCCTGATGATCCAAATTTGGAATTAGATGACGAGACATATCCTGATATTAGCATCGATGATGTTATTGTCATTGATGTAAATGGTGATGACGATGGTGATGGTACTGATGGTGGTGATTTGTCCCCAGAAGATGATTTACCGACGCCTGATCCAGGTGATACCAATGGAGATTTGACCACACCTATTACAGATGTAAATGGTGGTGATACTGATGGTATTGTTGGTGATATTGATGATCCAAATAATATTATTACAATTGACGACTTTACGCCAGAACAAGATCCTAATAAGTGCTCATGAAAAATTTAAGGGACCAAACTGTAGATCTCTCGGTTTTAATAGAAAATCAATTCCCTCAATTTGTGAGGGAAGATGCAGAGAAGTTCATAGAATTTATTAAGTCTTATTACGAGTCTCTGGAGTTAAAAAACCAGCCTCTTGATATTGCAAAAAATTTAATTGAATACTACAATATTTCTCATTTCAGGAAAGATGAACTAGTAGAAAAAACTAAATTATCCAGTGATGTTGCAGTTGTCGATACCACTATTTCTGTGGCCGATACTACTGGGTTCCCTGAAAGAGGATATATTAAAATTAATAATGAAATCATTTATTATAGATCTAAAACTAACTTTGCATTTGAAAATTGTGTCAGGGGAACTTCTGCACTTGTTCTTTCCAGCATTCCTTTATCCGAAGTTTTATTAGAATCTAGTATTGAAGATATTCACTATAGTAATGATGAAGTAAAAAATATTGCATTTGATTATACTAATGAATTTTTGCGTAGAGTTAAAAGTGAAGTTGCTAACAGTATTCCCGAAAACCTTGTAGAAGAATTAGATATTTCTTCCTTTTTGTCCAAAATTAAGTCTTTTTATGGATCTAAAGGTAGTCTAAATTCACACAAAATTTTATTCAGAATTTTGTTTAATGACAAGAAATTTAGATTTAAGTTAAAACCCAGAGGAACTGGGGCGACTGTTAAAATTATTAACTTCGATGGTTCTGTTGGTAATGCTCAAATTACTGCAACTGGAAGTGGCTATAACGATAAATTAGATGCAAATAATAATCTCAGTTATCCACCGATCATAGAAATTTTTGGTAGTGGACAAGGACAACAAACTGCAAATAAGACAGCAGTAATTGATGTAACTTCTATCGTTGGTGGCGGAATTCCACTGGGATCTACTATTGATACTTCTTACACTGGTATTACTATTAGCGATGCTGGTTCTAATTATGTTGGTCCTATCAGAGGTGTAATTAGAGAAGCAGACTATGGTGAAGAAGAAATTGTAATTTCATCAAATGGAAGTGGAGTTGTAGAAAGTTGGGATTTTAATACAGGTGAATTAACTCTAATCAATACTGTCGGATTTTTTACCAACAATGAAGAGTTAACGTCTCAAACTGGCGAAAAAGCTAATGGTTTTATTAAATCATTTGAAATTATTGCTCAAGACCCAGAAATTGAGTTTCCTAAAGATTATCTTTTCAGACCTTCTGAATCTAATTTCAGAGGTAAAAAATTAGCTAGACTTGAAATTATTGAAGGATCTTTAGAGGAAGATATCAATGGTATCATTTCTCCACCAAAACTTTTAAGTATTGTTCAAGATGATGATACAGTTTTTGGCGTAAAATCTGTACAAATTGAGTCTGGAGAAATCTTAAAGGTAGATAATATTGGCAAACCAACATATGAAATTGATATTGAGATCAATGAAGATTTTGATAAAATTTACTTACCAGCTTCTACACAATTAACACATCCTTACACAAATACTGATACTATTGTAACTGTTGATGATGCAACAGGTTTTCCTGTCACAAACGGTCAAATCTATATTGATGATTTTATTGTAGAGTATAAAGAAAGAACTATTAATCAATTTATTGGTTGTAGTACAACATCAACTGGTACTAAAATCGTCAATACTGAAGTAATTTCTTATGGTAGGTATAGAACAAGATCCGAATACAGTCAAAGTGAATATGTAGAGATTGGTCAAGAAAGATATTTTGGCAATAATCTATATAAATCTAATACAAAAGGTTTAACAGCATCTTCTGGTAATCCAACTCATACATCTGGAGTTAGTAAACTTGGCAGAATCGAGTGGGAATATATTGGAAATAGTAAGGTAGATTATTTTGTAGATTGTATTGTTGGCGATCCTGAAATTGGTGCATCTGGTAATCAAGGTGAATTAGTTATTATTGTTGATAGTGCCAAAAAGTTAAGCATTGGTCAACTTGCTGTTGGTAATGGTATTGCTGAGGGTGCAAGAATTAGAACTATTGTTGGTAAAGTAGTTACGTTATCTTTACCAAATACTTCGTTGGTCACTGGTTCTGTAAACTTCTCTAGAGCAAGAGGTAGAATTGTTGGACTGGTTGGTGAAGTAACAGTTGAATCTTCGGGAGCTCTCTATAGTAATCAAAAATATGAATTTGATGATAAAACTTTTAACGATTATGAAGGAATTGAATATTCTTCATGGAATGTAAATAGTAATCATACTTTAGACACTGATAACGATTACATTGGTGTTGCTGGTAGATATGCATATAAAAACAATGTTTTAAATCACGTTTATACAGCATCTTCTGCTATTCCAAGATATCAATTCGATGGCAGTACATATGCTAAAAATCGAGTTTTATCTAATGTATTTGATAACTATACAAATGCATTTACTTTAGATAGTCTTGCTTCTCCTGTTAGTGAAGATGATCTTTACGTGTTTAGAAATGCGATTCTGCAAGATTCATTAACCGATTACGACATCGTAAATAATATCATTAGTTTCACTGATACACCATTAACTCACGAAACAATTTACTTAAGGTATTTTAATACTACAAGTCAAGCGACAAAACTACAGTTTAATATCCCCAGTGCAACTAATAATTCAATTGTTCTTACTACAGCATCAACAATTGATCTTACAACAGATCATTTGTTTGTATTTTTGAATGGTGTCTTACAAGTTAGTGGGTATACTTATGATGATACATCGAAAACATTTACTTTTACTGGAGAAACTGTATCTGCATCAGATGATATCATGGTCTTCTGGGTGCAACAAGCACAACAGTTAGATTCTATTACATCCACATCATCTTTAACTTACACCCTGCAAGATGGTGGTAGTAATTATAGTTCTGCAGTTACTAAAAGTGTATTTGTAGCAATTAATGGTGTTGTTCAAGAACCAGAAGTCTCTTATACAATTTCTGGATCTACCCTTACATTTACTGAAGTAAATGCTGGAAAAACTATTACTGTAATTGATTGTGGTAATGCATTAACTTCATCCACTATTTCAACTCTTGATGGAATTAATCAAGATAGAAATAATTATAAATTACAAAAATTATTAAAGAGAATTCCTTATCCAGCAAGTATTCTTAATCAAAATATTTTAAGAACTTCAAAATCTCTTTCTCCAGTTGATACAAGTAAATCAATAGGTATTTCTGTAGATGGAATCCAATATCAAAGTATTAGGGGTAATAGAGTATTATATGGTGCCGTAAATACTGTCACTATTGCCGACGGTGGTACATATATTGTTCCATATACATCATCAAATGCATTTGATAAAGCTGGTTATCCAAAAGCTATCTTGAAAAAGAATGGAATGGAGTCTAGTGATATTACTATCACCGAATCTATTTTTGAGATTGCAGCTGGCATTGACAAAATTGATATTAACAAATTTGAAACTGCAAGTTTGGTTAATTTGCAGGGATTCTCTACAAAACCTAAAATTGAGGTTATTAATAATAATCCAATTGTTAATACTGTCCAACAAAATCCGTCTGGGTTTAGGGACGCTGTAATTGATGTAGAATTTAAATCTGGTAATGTTACAAATTTTAAAATTGTTGATAAGGGATTTGGTTACACTGAATCACCGACTATTCGAGTTATTGGTGGTGGTAAGCTAGGTTTTTGGGATATCCCATTTGTAAATAATTCAACAGGTGATATCATAGTTACAATTTCAGGTCCGTTAATTTCTTCAAAGAGTGCATCCCCTAAGATCTCTCTTACAACTCAGTTAGGGTCTAATTATGTTTATAATCCTACTGTAGAAATTAACTCTGGTTCTGGTGCAGTACTCCAGGCTTCTGTTGCAAATGGTTCTGTAGCAGCAGTTCAAATTCTTAGTGGTGGTCAAAACTACTTTAATTTACCAACAATTAATCTTAGTGGTATAGGTAAAGATGCTGTACTGAAACCTGTAATTTTAAATGGTTCTATTGTTAGTGTTGATATTGTAAATCCTGGTAGTGGATATACAATTCCACCTGTGTTGACAGTTAATGTTAATGATAATAATGGATTGATAGAATCTACTATCAATACATGGACATTTAATATTGCAAATAGATTTATTACTGGTATTGATGAATTCGGTGGATATGTATTTGACGAACAGGAAGGATATAACAGAAAAGTAGTATCTTTCACAAGTGATACTTTAACACTAGAAGATGTTACCAACATTGTTGTTGGTATGGAAGCAAGCAGCTCGGAACTTCAACCAGGAACGTTTGTTGCAGCTGTTGATACTGCAAGTAAAGTTGTATCTTTATCTAAAGGTGGTTTGAGTCAAACCACTAATAGTAAACTTATCAACGCTTTAGTGACGTTTACTCAAGGTGACGATAGGATTAGAGGTACTTTAAAAGTTTCTGAAGTACTACCTTCAAACTTCCCTAAATCCAGACTTAAGTATCAATATCTGCAGATGATCAATACGTCTAAATTTGAGACGTATTATAATATCACAAGTTCTAATCACTCTAAGGTGGTTGGCTGGTCTTATGATGGACATCCAATTTATTGTAAATATGGTTATTCAACTGCGTTGGATAAAACATCATCAATTGCTGAGCAAACATCTTCTTGGAAAATTATTGGTACTCGTACCAATGGTCCTTCGATTGTAGATTATCCTTTGGGATCATTTATCGAAGACTATGAATATGTAAAAGGTCTTGGAACTCTAGATGAATATAATGGTAGATTTTGTGTAACTCCAGAATTTCCAGATGGTGCATATTGCTACTTTATGGTTGATGAGTTCCCACATGTAATTGGAATCAAATACTTCTCAGACCCAGATGTTTACAATACATGTCCAAACAGAGACAATGATGTTATTCCTTCAATATTTACTAGGGTAAATGATTCTGATAATGTACAATATCCAGAAGAAGTAAAAAATGTTTATAAATCAATTCTTACTTCAAATTCATCTTCTATCGGAGAAGTTGAATCGGTAATTATTGAAAAATCTGGTATTAACTATAAAGTTGGTGATAACTTAATTTTTGATAATGATAATACAGCTGGTTCTGGTGCGATTGCATATGTAAGTTCTCTTGATACTCCACCTATTTTAAGCTACACTGTTGATTCTTCAAACAATCAAATTGAATTTGAGTTTACTGGTAATCATCTTTTATCAGATTCTGATATTGTAGAAATTGAGTATAAGAAAAATACAACTTCAACTATAGTTAATTTAAGTGCTATTGGAACTATTCCTACAGTTATTAATAATAAACAGGTTTTTCCAGTAACTCTAGAAAGTCATAAAGTTTATGACTTACAATTTGCTAGTGCAACAGATTTTAATCTGTCTTTTGATATTTTAAACTTCAATCCATTCTTCCAAAGAGACTCTGTTATCACTAACAGTTCTGTTAGTATTGATCCTGAAAAAATTCCTAGTATTGTTTATATTCACACACCTACTTCAATTTTTGAATTAAAAGTTGAAAAAGCTGAAATTATCGGTAGATACGAAGTTGTTGAGTCTGATCAAACAAAATTTAGAATTAACAGTAAAGCTACTGTAATAGATATCCCTCAAATTGACTTCTCTATTAGATCAAGAGGTGCTACGGGACCAATCAAGACTGTCAATGTTGTTAGAGGTGGTGAAGGATATCAAATTTTACCAGGTATTAGTACTGTAACTAGTGATAGTGGTACTGGAGCAGTTTTACTTGCAAATTCTAAATCTATCGGTAGATTAAATAAAATTAATTTTGTTACATTTGGTGATAAATTCTATGGTTCTAGAACGGTAAGAAACTACTTAAATTTACCTATCACTGTTAGAGTAAAATCAAATTTTGAAATTGAATCTGTTGATATTACTAATACTGGTAATGGTTATAAATTAAATCCATCTATCAAGACAAATAACTCATTAACTACCGCATTATATAATCCAACATATAGTGCTGGTAAACTTGTTGATTTGGAAGTTATTGATGGTGGTAGTGGTTTTAGTGAAACTCCTACAATTGAAGTGTTTAGTCAAGATGGCGGATCTGGTGCTGTTATTGTTCCTAAACTGCGTAGAAGATCTTTGACACTGAAAGATACTGTATCTGTTAAAAATAAATCTGCAGATGCAAAGATTTTGGCTTGTGATGCAAGGTCATCTACTATTGAACTTTTAGTTACTTCTGGTAAATTTGAAGTCAATGATGTTATTCTTTCTTCTGATGGAAGAGAGTATGGAACAATTGTTGAAGTTAATAGTTCTCGTGCTTATAGCAAATCAAATTCTTATGGTAATATTCCAAAATCTTTCTTGGGAACTGTTGGATTTATCAGTGATGATTTCCAAAAGGTAGAAGATAGTATCTACTATCAAGATTTTTCATATTCTATTACCAATGAAAGAAATACTACTGAGTGGAGATCTGAGGTAAATGAAAACACCCATCCTTCAGGATTTAAGTTATTTGGTAAGCATAGAATTCATAGTAGAAAGTCATTACTTGGCAGATCACAAAATTTAGTTAGAAGCGCAGTTACGTTTCAAACTAAAATTCAAAGTCTTCTTGATTTGAGTGTAGAAACACCAGGTTGTAATAAACAAATTCTTTGGTTTAATAGTCTACCAAATCCAAATCCATATCAAATTAATGATTTAATTTTCAGTTCACAAACTGAAAATTTAGCTAGAGTTATTGAAGTTGGTGAAAATTATATTGTTGTATTGTTATTGACATCCGATGAAATTCAGATTAATGAGTATATTGTTAATATTGTCAATAATGTAAATGTATCAATTGACTTACCATACACATCATCTACTAATAAAACACTATTAAGTATTAATGGCATTTTACAATCACCTGGTACTTCTTACGAAGTAATAGGAGATAATGTTACGCCAAATTTTGCAGTTTTTCCTGCAGATGAATTGAGTGGTAAATTTTTAACTAACACATTTAAAGTTTTACAGGGATCTGGTGTTAATAATGGCAACCAAATTAACATTTTCGATGCTGGCGATCTTTACACAGTAACTAATAAAAATCATCTTTTAGTCTCTATTAATGGTGTTGTACAAAATCATGCAAATTATACACTAACAAATGGTGGTAAAACTCTTTTGTTTAGTAGTACGATTCAAGGAGATACTACTTTTATTCTTGAACAGTCATCATTACAACCTTTAACAATTACTGGGTCTGCTGGTACTGCATTTGATCTTGGTGTAACTCCATCATCAGATTGTCAGTTACTTATGTTCTTTGTTGGTGTTAATCAAACACATGTATTAACTGATTTTACAGTTAGTGGTTCTACAATTACATTCCCTCAAACAGTTGATCCTTCAGAAATTTTTGGTTGGTACATTGATGAAACTGTAAATTGTACAGATCTCACAGTTACTGGACTTCGTGAAGATATGGTTAGAGGTTTGAATAAAATCTGTAATCAAGAAAAAAATGTAACTCTAAAAATTGAATCTAATACTGCTAAGAAACCAAAAGGATTCTTTGAATTAAACAAAGAATCCTTAGATGGTACTTTATTCCTAGATGGTACAACTGCTTATGGCATTAACAGTAGATTTAAGTACTCAAATCCTGAGTTCTCCTCTAGTCATGTAGAGGTAATTAATGATATCAGTTCTCAGTTTAATGGTGCTCTATCTACATTTAACTTGAAGATAAACCAGGACGATGATTATACACCTTGGGACGGTGAGAATTCCCTCATGGTTGAATTAAATGGTAATTACATATCAAAAGATGAGTATAGTGTTTCTGGTAGTCAAATTACCTTTACAACTCTTACTCCTGCATCTGGTATTATAGTCAATATAAGAGATTTTAAGAGTTCTTATTTGGCAAATGACAGCACTAAAAAGAGTGCTGAATTAGATCAATTTAATGTATTTAATGGTGTAAGAACTCAATTTAATACTTCTGATTATGGCGTTCCTTCTACGGCAACTAATAACACAGATATATTCCATGTAAAGAATGGTGTTCTGGTAAGACCAGATATTCATTTAAACGCTGATGAATCTAGAAGTAATATTCAACTACAAACAGTTAGTAACAATAAAATTACTTTTACTACTGCTCCTATATTGTCAGACGATATTCACATGTTGTCTTTCGGTAGATATCTTCTTCCAAGCAATTACAGAAATTGGGTCTATGATAGGAATGAAACATTTGATGGAGTAAGAAGAGAATTTACACTGCTTCATGATAATACTAATACTAATGGTAAAAAATGTGAGGAACTTAGGAACGAGGAACCAAGTGAAGAGTCTTTAGTTGTAGTTAGAAATGGGGTATATCAAAAACCTACTACTGATTATAATCTACTTCTTGAGACAGATACATATGATATCAATGACGGTCCATCCACTCACAGAATTGTATTTACAACTCCAACAGCACCTTTTGCAACTGAAGATGTATTTATTCTTTTCCACGAATTTGTTGCAGCAAACTTTGCAGATAGAACAGATGAGTTAACACAAACATCATCTACTGTTCTTTCTTATACTACTGCAATTGCTAATCATGCAACGAAAGTTCCTTTCATGTATGTTGATGGTGTGTATCAAGATCAAAATTCCTACACTTGGGATGGTGCTGCAAATACACTAACATTTAGTGGTACAAATCTACCAACTGTTGCGACTGATCAATTAGAATTCCATGCCAAGACTGGTGACTTACGTCCAGCACATGTATTTGGAGATATTCTGAATGCTTGGTTATTAGTCCTACAAAGAAATGCAAATACTGTAAAGATTGCAACTGTCAATAACACATTTACAGTAAATCAGAGAACTGGTTCTACTACAATCACTGGTACTGATGTAGTTAATGTACCACAAAGATCTGGTACGATCACAATTGCATCTCAGTTCTACTTGATTACACTTCTCAATCTAAATGCAAGTGTAATGCATGATGACCCAGCAAATACCTTTGTTGCATTTGGCGGTGTCATTCAAGAACCTGGAGTTGCATATGATCACGCTGGAACTGCAACTGCTGCAAGTTCTGGTATTGGAAATGGTAACACATATGATAATATGACAATTCCTATGGGAGTTGGATATCTTGCTGCGATTGATCTCGTTCAGTTTGCTCCTGGTAATACTAGACAGTATATGACTAACGAGATCAATCAGTCATATGATGGAACTAGAACTAGATTCAGAGTTACCCTAGATGGTGTTAAGGACAATACTTATACCGGCCATGAAGATTTAATTGTTTCAAAAAATAATGTTGTTCTGCAACCAGATGTCGATTATCATCTTACAGATGTTGGTGGACATGCAACAGATAGTGCAAAGGGTTGTATCGACTTTACAGTAGCACCTATTGCTAGTGATGAAATTTTCACTATCATGATGCATGAAAATGAGGTAATTACTCTAACATCTAATGGTGGATCAAATACTATCTTCAATTTGAGTAGGACTCTTGCTAATTATGAAGATGAAGGTCTAATCATTATTCAAAATGATCAGGTCAGACTTGCTGAAGGTAAGGGATATTCCTTCCTCAGTAATAGTCAGATTCAGTTGAATGTACCAACTACATCTGGTACTCCATTTGGTATCCTGACAAAATCTGGAACTGTGATGGATTACATCAATACACCATTTAATAGTACAACGTTGTCTTTCAATATGTTCCTGGATGATGAAAATTTCGTTCCAGCAGAACAATATGGTGGTACTGATCCACACTCAGAAAATATCATTGTTGTTAAAAATAATGTTGTTCTTAACCCTGTATCTGATTACACTTTAGATGGTACTATCAAATCCAGAGTTAATTTCACTACTGCACCACAATCGGGTGATAATATCTTTATTAGTACACATGGCGTTATGGATACTTTAAATAATATTACCGCAACTTCTGCAACAACTTACAATTTGAGTACTGATATTAGTACTACAGTTAATGCTAATACTGGTGCTGAGGGTTTTGGTCCAGGTGGTATGGGTGGAAGCAGTTTAACACATAATTCAGGAGGATCTTGGACTGTTGCTAATAACTCTACCGTTGGTTGGGGTGGTGGTAATAGTTCTGGTGCAAGTTATTTCCACATCCCCAATGTATTTGTGATTGGACGCCAATATACAGTGAAATTTACAGTATCTGGATATACTGGTTCCAGCAATGTTGGAATTTCTGTTGGTACTACAGGTCTGAATCCAACTATAATTAGAACTTCTAATGGAATTACCACCACAACATTTTCACCTGTAAATACAGATCTTTTGTTATTTGGTAGATCTACCAACACTGCAACATTAAGTGTTGAAATTACTGAATTAAATGCTGCATATTATCCAGATGCTTTGATTGGTAGACCAAAAGAATTAGAAAATCAATTATTGGTTACATCTAATGGTAGTATTTTAGATCCTAGAACAGATTATTATGTTTTGGGAGATACAATTAACTTCAGGGGTAATGTAATTTCTTCTGGTAACGCCATTAGAATTCGTGATTATTATGGCGAGAGATTAGATGTCAAGACAGAATCTTATAGTTCTCAAGTTTCTGTTGGTGATACTATTCAAATTCCTGGTGAATCTATGTCAAGAGAGGTTACAGCGGTACACTCTCCTTCTGTGATGGAAGTAACAAGTCCAACTGGTTTGACTGGTCCATCTGGACTATCTACTACTGCATCTGTTTCTGGTGGGTCTCTTACAGGTATTACCATTAATAATGGTGGACTTGGATATCCAAGAAATACTAAATTAAAAACATATGGTATTGGTACTAATGCATCTGCAAATATCTTAATTGATCCAATCAATGGTAATGTTGTTACTTCTACAACTATTGACCAGGAAGGATGGAATCTTCCCAATCTTAGTAATGCCTCGCCAAATGGATTTGTTCTTGTCCCAACATATGAATCTGCAGTTGTAAGAAGTACACTTCTAGATTCTAACCAAGTTACTTTCGGTACTAAATTGAGTGGTAGTATTACAACTACCGCAGAATTAATTGGAGTTACTGGAACTTCTATGGCATCAGGAAGTGATATTACTATCACAACTTCTGCTGATAGTGGTAGTGGTGCAGTTTTCCAACCATTTGTGGTTGACGGTAAACTGACTAAAGTAGAAATTGTAAATGGTGGATCTGGATATCAAAATGCTTTGGACCCATCACTTAGTCTTTCGGTAAATAATGGCGGTGGTACTGGTGCTGTTCTAGAACCCACACTGGATGGTTCTGGTACTATCACTAGTATTACTGTCGTGAATGAAGGTGTTGGTTATGACTCTTATCGTGCATTTATCGGTAATGAGTGTATTGAATACACAACTAAACTTTCCAATGAATTGAAAGGTGTGACCAGAGGTGTTGTAGGAACCACCGCTCAAACGGGTGCAACTGACGACAAAGTATATTTCGCTAATTGATACAGTATAAATAACAGTAAACAACGAGTTATCGGGGCGTATAATGGCATCATTAGTTGCTGACAATTTTAGAATATTTGCTGCAGAACAGTTCATGGAATCCCTTGCGGAACCACTTGATGCTGCTGGAAATGCTCTTGCCGATTCTTCTACGGAAGCACTTAGAGATAGAAGTAAAATCTATGTGTTTATCGGCCGTTCTCAAACATGGAACTCGGAGAGATATGCTGGGTTAGGTTTTAATGATATTGATCAGATTCCTTCTCCCACGGATTCTTTTGATGAACTGAGTGAAATTTATGATGATATGATCGCTATGAAGCGTATCACTAGTGGTGATGTCAATCAAGTTATTAGAAAGAGAACTTGGACTACCAATACTCTTTATGACATGTATAAGCACAATTATTCTGTTGCTTATACATCTGCTACTGGTGGAAATAAACTGTATGACTCACAGTTTTACGTCATGAATAGTAACTTTGACGTTTATAAGTGTATCTACAATGGTGAAACTCCTGCAAATCCTAATGGTGTAATCTCTACCGTAGAACCAACAGGTCAATTGACATCTATTTTCACAACTGCAGATACTTATAGATGGAAATATATGTATACTCTCGGAATCAATGATTTCGTTAAGTTTGTTTCAAGTGACTTTATGCCAGTTAAAACAAATACAACAGTTCAGACTGCTGCAGTATCTGGTGCTATCGAACAAGCACTTGTGAGAAATGTAGGTTCTGGTATTACTGCCAATACATATTTCTGTCCAGTAATTGGAGATGGTACGGGTGCAATTGTAACATTCACTATTTCTTCTACTGCTCCCACATCAGGTCAGATCGACCCCTCTACCGTGTCAATGGTTGTAGTTGGTAGTGGTTATACACATGGAAAGATCGACCTTGAAGAGTCATATACTACTCTCTCTGCAGCACAGGCAAGAAGTACAACCCCTCTTAATTTATCGAGTGGTTCTCCTGCTATTGATGCTATCATTCCACCCCCAGATGGTCATGGATCTAACATTGTTAGAGAGATGGGTGGATACAGAGTTATGATCAATAAGGCAGTTGAATTCCTTGATGGTGGTGGTGACGTTCCAGTAAATATGGAGTTCAGAAGATTTGGTTTGATTTCAGATCCTCAGACTCCAGGTGGTCAAGATTTAACGTCCAGTACTGCTGCAGTTTGTAAAGCAATTAAGTTTCCAACTGCAACAAATGTAAATTATAGTATTGGTGAAACAATCACACAGGCGACAACTAATGCTAAAGGTGTTGTTGTTCACTGGGATTCTGTTAACAAGATTTTGAGATACTATCAAAATGAATATGTTGCTGCTACACAAACTGGTAACCAAAAATATGAACTAGTTAACTTTAGTGGTGCAAATGCAATTACTGGTGCTACTTCTGGAACAGTTTTGACTCCAGATACCACAGCATCAGGAACTGTAAATATTGCTGGTATTAGTTTTACTACTGGTTATGCAGTTTCTGAAGTACAAAAGTTTAGTGGTTCTATTTTGTATATTGAAAACAGAAAAACCATTATCAGATCTGACGATCAGACAGAAGACATCAAACTCGTTATCGAGTTCTGATATACCCATAAATAAAAGAAAGGAACTCCTTGTAGGCAATGCAGAAGACCAACCTTAAACTGGCGCCATATTTTGATGACTTTGATAGTTCTAAGAACTATCAAAAGATTCTGTTCAAACCAGGACGACCAGTCCAAGCTAGAGAATTAACTCAACTGCAAACACAGTTGCAGAATCAGATTGAGAATTTTGCCAATCATACTTTTAAAGATGGTTCGGTTGTAATTCCTGGTCAGGTGGGATATGATTTGGAATATCATGCTGTCTTAGTACAGAACCTTGTTAATGGTATTGAAGTTGAATCTTATAGAGAAGCTTTGGTTGGCACTACTCTAAGAGGACAAAACTCTGAAGTTGAAGCTATTGTTGTAAATACTGTTTCAGTAGAAACTTCTGAAAAAAATGCTTTAACGTTGTATGTTAAGTATACAAAATCTGGAATAAATTCTGATGGTTCTCAGCAAACAAGGTTTGCAAACAATGAAACTCTTATCAATACAGACACAGTTGGTGCAGTTGCAGTAACATATCTACAAAATGCTACTGAATACACTGGTAGTGTTGCTTATATTACAAACGGTATCTATTATATTCGTGGATATTTTGTAGAAGTTCTTGATCAAACTCTTATTCTTGATCAATATTCAAATAAACCAGTATACAAAGTTGGTTTGTCTATTGCAGAGTCTAAAGTTTCTACGGATGACGATTCTACCTTATTTGATAATGCTAATGGATCTACTAACTTTGCAGCTCCTGGTGCAGACAGACTGAAAATTACAGCAACTTTAAGTAAAGAACTTACTTCTTTTTCTGATAACGCAGATTTTATTGAATTACTTAGATTATCTTCTGGTGAACTTGAAGAAATTGTAGATCGTTCTTTTTATAGTGAACTCGAAAAAAATCTTGCGAGAAGAACTTTTGATGAGTCTGGAAATTATACAACAAGAGATTTTAGTATTAGAGTCAAAGAAGCTTTAAATAATGGTGCGAACGGGGGTGTGTATAATCCTAATGAAGTACTTGAGGATGGAAGAACTATTCTTTCACGAGACCCTATTGCAACAGATCCCGAAAATTCTATTAATGGTGATAATTTCTATACTATAGAAATTGGTCCTGGTAAAGCATATGTTAGAGGATTTGAAGTTTCTACAATTTCCAAAAAATATGTACTTGTAGAAAAACCAAGATCTTCTTTTGAAGTAAATAATAAAGCAACTAATATTAATTTTGGACAATACCTAACAACGACTGCTACTACTGGTAGTGTTACTGCAGGTGAAATCCTTTCATTAAGAAATAGTAGTAATAATAATATTGGTCAAGCTAGAGCAATTAGTTTAACTAGTGGAAAATTATATTTACAAGATTTAAGTACATATAATTCAATTACAGTTGCTAATAATTCTACTGGTTTGGTAGAAGGTGATTTTATCTTTAATAGTAGAGGAACAAGAGCAGTAGTAAATGGTGTTACTGTTTCTGGTTCAAATTCAATTATTCAAGTAAGACAAGTTAGTGGTAAATTTACACAAGGAGATGTCTTTAGTAATAGTAAAGACAGTGTAACTTACACAATTAGTTCATTAACGGTTTATACTATTGCTAATATCGATAATATCGTTAATAATGGTGCTTCATTTACTGCTACTATCAATGGTAGTGTAGGACTCCAGTCTGCAAATAAAAAGTTCTTTGTATCTTCTGCTAATTTACCAACAAAATCTATCAGTGACTTTTCATACACAAAATTAGAAAAAATATCTAAGGGTGTTGTTGGTGGTGAAGTTTCAATTTCTGTTCCTAATAATTTTACTCCACTTCCAAGTGGATATTTAATCACTTCTTCCACTGGAACTCATACTGCTACTGCATCTATTAACGGACAAACTCTTGTTCTCTCTGGTATTAGTGGTTCACCAACTACTGTTGATATCTACTATAAGCTTAGAGTAAACAACACATCAATTAAAGAGAAGACACTTAAAACATATAATTTCCTTAGTGCGAAAAATGCTAAAGGACCTTCATTTGGTGTCTATGGAAATAGGTTTGATGACAAAGAAATTAATTTAAAATTTCCAGATGTTTTCAAAGTACATGCTATCCATGAAGCAGTTGTTTCTGGAGTTGCAGATGTAGATATGTTTGATCGTGTCCTTATGAATTCCACAACAGGACTTGTTGTTGGAGATATTCTAAAACAGAATAATATTCTTGCTAGAGTAATCAATATTGATGGTGTTACTGTATATGTTAAGTTCTTACAAGAAGAAAAATTTGTAGAAGGAACTAATTTAACAACACAGATTGTTGTATATACAAATCCAGATTTAGTCGGTAGATTTTTAACTGAAGTTGTTTATGGATCATATGTTGATATTACTGAGAACTTTGCTTTAAGTAAAAATGATACTGAAGATGTTTATAGAATTTCTAAGTTAACAAGACTTGGAAACAGACCTACTCCTAGAAATAAAATTACAGTAGTATTTGATTATTTTGAACATGGTCAAACAAATAATGATTTCTTTTCGGTTGCTTCTTATGACACTGTAAATGATATCAATTATGGAGATATTCCATATAATTTTGATGGATCTCCATATACTGATGTATTTGATTTTAGAACTACAGCTTCTACATCATTATCTACTGGTACTGGTGTTGCTATTGCACCTTATGTTTGTTCTAATGCAATTTCTGCGTTTGATATTTTTGGGACTACAAAATCTACGCAGGTTTTCCCATATCCATCAGAGTTTATTAGTTATGATTATAACTACTATGCAAACAGAATTGACAGAGTATATCTAGATAAGTCTGGTAAATTTGTAATTTCTATTGGTGCTGAATCTGCTAATCCTTCAGCACCAGAAGATCTTTCAAATTCTTTGCGTCTTGCTACACTTTCAGTACCAGCATATTTGAGAGATGTAAAAACTGTTAAAATTCAGACGGAAGATAACAAAAGATACACCATGAAAGATATTGGTGGTCTTGAGAGTAGACTTGATAATGTTGAATATTATACTTCATTAAGTTTACTTGAAACAGATACGAACAATATGCTCGTTCTGGATAGTGGTGGAAACAACAGATTTAAGAATGGATTCTTAGTTGATAATTTTAAATCTAGAAATTTTGCCGACACTAACAATGTTGACTTTAAGATGTCATTGGATATCGATGAATCTCTTATTAGACCATATCCTTATGTAAATAATGTTGGTTTAAAGTTTGATGCTCCCGATGTAAGTATAGCTGTAGTTGGTAGTTCTATTCTTCAAAAGACTGGAGATTACTTAACTTTACCTTACACTCAAGTTGAATTGCAATCAAATCCTTATGCAAGTAGGGTTGTAAATTTAAATCCATTTAATACTACGACATGGATTGGTGATTTCCAAATAAATCCATCTAGAGATGTTTGGTATGATACTAGGAGAACTGCTCCTGAAAATGTACCAGAGATTGATTTATCTGGTCCTATCAAGTTCTTGTATGATCAAAGTGGTGCCGATGGCAACCAGTGGGGATCTTGGAATAGAACTGGATCAAGTCGAACAGGTGGTGGTACAAACATTTTTCAACAGAGAGATGGAGTAAATAATGAATTTAGTACTACGACACAGAATATAGAAGTTGGTGATAGAATTGATTCAGTCGAATCACTAAGATTTGCCAGATCTATTGTTATTGATGCGTTCGCTAATAGATTAAAACCAAATACTGAGATGTATTTCTTCATTGATGGTGAAGATTCAAACAATGTTATTTTCCCTAGATTGTTATCCAACGTAACTAGAACTGTTAATAGTACTGCTTTTGTTGTAGGTGAAAAAGTAACTATTACTCCAACTCTACCCCAAGTTGGCGTTTCTCCAAGGAACCTAGAAGCAACTGTTGTTTCACCATCTGATTACGACTCCACATTAGGATCATCTTATAGTGCATCAACTACAGTTTTAGCAATTAAAGATGTAACAGTTAATGATGGATCTTTGATTAATCCAACTAATCCTGGTGACAGCATTACATTTGAAGGTCAGACAACTGGTGCAATTGCAGAAGTAAAACTATCTAATCCTAGACTGACAACAAATTCTTCTGGTGAAATTCATTCATTTATTATTGTTCCTCCAGGTACAATTGAAACTGGTCAATCCAGATTTGTATTAACTGATCAAAAAGATAACACAACAATTGCTGGTGTATCTGATACCAATGCAGTTGCTAACTATGATTCCGATGGAACTTTACTTGAATTGACAAGTTTAAGTATTGATTTCCAAATTCCCGAAATCACTTCTACCCCAATTTCAGAAACTAGAACTAGATTCATTCCTGATCCACCACCACCACCGCCACGTCGTGGTGATCCACTTGCCCAATCTTTCTTTATTAATAAAGAAGGTGGTGTATTCTTGTCTTCTATCGATGTTTTCTTCCAGTCTAAGGATAATACCGCTCCTGTAAATATCGATATCAGAACTATTAAAAATGGTTTCCCAACTGAAGAAATTGTTCCTCTAAGTAAAGTAACTTTAGAAGCTTCTCAGATCAACGTTTCTTCAACTGCTTCAACTGCAACTAGATTTACATTTGAAACTCCAGTATACCTTTCTGAAGGTAATGATTATTGTTTTGTTCTTAGAACTAGATCTTTGAACTATAAAGTTTGGGTGTCCAGACTAAATGAAAATGATGTTACTACAAATCAAGTTATTAACAAACAACCAGCTGTTGGTAGTTTGTTTAAGTCGCAAAATATGAGTATCTGGACTCCAGATCAATTTGAAGATATTAAATTCACAATTAATAGATGTAAATTTAGTATTAACAGTAATGCAACTGCTAATATTGGAAATAACATTATTCCAGAAGTAAAGTTACCAGCAAATTCTTTATACTTTACCGACAATGTTGCATCGGTAACTGTATTGCATCCAAATCATTGTATGCATACTTTGCAAAACTATGTTGATATTTCTGGTGTGGTATCTGATATCCCACCAGTAAAATTACAAACAAATATTACAAATCAACAGTTCACTGTTGATACTGTTATCACACTTTCTGATGCTACATTTGCACCATCACAGATTAATAACGCTGCAGTTAGTGCATCAAATCTTGGATTGATTCGTATTGGTAGTGAAATTATCGGCTACAAATCAATTTCTGGAAATACATTAACTATTCCTGCAGGTGGTAGAGGATTATCTAATACTACAATTGTTGCCCATAATACAAACAATACGGTTGAATTCTATTCACTTAATGGTATTCCATTAACCGAAATCAATAACAGACATCAGTTGTCTGATGTTATTGATATGGATAGATATAAAATTAATACAACTGCTAAAGCAAATGAAACCATTCAATCTGGTGGTAAAAATATTAACGCTTCTAGAAACTTGCAGTTTGAAAGTATTACACCACAATTTAATCAATTGGTATTGCCAGGAACTAATCTTTCTGTAACTATGGACGCTGTTGCTGGTGCATCTGTTTCTGAGAAAACATTGGGTACATTTAGTAAAACTCCAACAGTTTCTTTAGAAAACTTAAAGGTAAATGAATTAGATTCTTCTAGAGTCATTATTTCTAAACCAAATCAAGATAACTATGGTAGTGCTCAAAGTTTTGCTTTGAACACAACTATGACATCTCTATTCGATAACGTAAGTCCGTTACTACAAATTTCTGGTTCTTCCGTTATTACTGCAATGAATAGAATTAACAAGATATCTAATCTTGATGGAACATTGAATCTTACCAGTGAATTAGAACCATCTGGTTCTTTACATGATGCTGTTTATATTACAAAAAAAGTTAATCTTGAAACATCTGCAACTTCTGTTAGGGTTATGTTTGATGCTATCAGAAGACAAGGTTCTGATATCAAAGTCTTTGTTAGAACAAAAAGTGATGATGAAATTGACGCATTTAATCTTATTGAATATGTAGAAGTTCCAGTTTCTTCTAATGGTTATCCAATTTCTACAGATGATCAAGGGTTTAAGGCTTTTGATTATGAAATTACTGGACTTGAAAAATTCAAAGAATTTGCGGTCAAAATAGTAATGATTTCTGACAATCAAAGCAGTGCGCCTAAAATTAGAAACTTTAGATCACTTGCACTTGCAGTATGACAAATATTCATGTGAATGGACACCCAGATTTATCGAGAGATAAAACATCTGGGGGTATTGTAAATACCAATGTCCATAGTTATGAACAATATATGGAAGCATATAAAAATCGAATTCAAAAAGAAGATAGACTCGATAAAATCGAGCAAGAAATTGGCGAACTCAAAGATTTACTCAAACAAGTAGTTAACCATATAAATACTTGAGAGACAAACTCTCTGTATAAATAAAGGTAAGTGGTAAAACCTCAATGGCAGCAGTACATAACTTATACATAGACCAAGGCTCGGACTTTACTGTTCAAGTCGGCGTCTATGATGACAGCAATGCTGCTTGGGATTTGACCGGCTATAGTGCCGAAGCAAAACTCAAGAAATCATTTTCTAGTTCTACATCGACTAGTTTTGTTGCAACAGTTTCTAGCACTGAAGCTGGAACTGTGGTACTTACACTACTTGCGTCTGCAACATCAACGTTAGAAGCCGGAAGGTATCTGTACGATGTTGTTGTAACCTCCGCAGGAGGAACTAAAACGAGAGTGATCGAGGGCGTCGTTACTGTTAATCCAGGAGTAACAACATGAATACGAAGGTCACCGTTTCAAATATACCAAAAGTGATTACTGTTGCCGCCTCTGGTGGTTCTTCAGGCAGACTATCATCTCTGACAGATGTAAACCTACAAAGTGCTGGAGATGGTGCTGTATTGCAGTATGATCTTGCAACTCAAACATGGGTAGCGAGAAATATTCTTGAAAATGACGGTCTTACGATCAACGCAGGATTCTATTAATTCTTTCTACTAGGATACAACAATGAGTACGTTTTTAAAGTTAAAGAGGTCTAGTACTTCTCCAACATCAACACCAGGTAATCTACGAAACGGTGAACCCGCATACAGTTATGGTGCTGGTACATATCCTGATAAGGTGCAGGCCGGTGGTGGTTCTTCAGTCAATGCAGGTGGTAAACTATTCGTCGGTCAGGGCACCGAGGATGGAAGCGGTCATGCTGCAAATATCGATGTAATCGGTGGTAAGTATTTTACCGACATGTTGGATCATCAACATGGTACTTTGACTGCAAACTCTGCCTTGGTCATTGACCAAGATTCAAAAATTGACATTTTTAATGTTGATAATCTTAGATTTGATTCAAACACCATTTCTTCGACTAACTCGAATGGTGACATCATCCTAGATCCTGCTGGGTCTGGTGAAATTAATATTGTTGATGATACATTTCTCTCGTTTGGTTCGGACAAAGACGCAAAGATCGAGTATGACGAGAATTCATCTGACCAAGTTCAAGTAACTGGTGCTGATTGGACATATAACAATGTTAATGTTACTATCACTGGTAACTTAGTAACAACAGGAACTAGTTCAACCAGTATTCCTGATGATACTGCAGATGCCTTTGAGGTTAAAGAAGGTAGTAATCAATATATCGCAATTGATACCACCAATGGTTCTGAACTAATCACATTTGGAAGTGGTAACGTTGACTTCGATAACGATGTCAATATTGATGGTGGTGATCTGACCACCAATCAAGCATCATTTAACCTGTTAAACACCACCGCAACCACAATCAATGCGTTTGGTGCTGCTACTGCAATTAATATTGGTGCATCTGGTGCTAACACCACCACTCTTGGATCGGGAACCTTAGTTGGTACGGAAACTACTCAAAACGTATTCAATGCAACTGCTACTACAGTAAATGCATTCGGTGCTGGTAGTGATATTAACATTGGTGCTTCTGGTGCTGGTGCAACTACTTTCGGCAATAACACTGTTGATGGTACTGAAACTACACAAAACGTTTTCAATACTACCGCCACTACAGTCAATGCCTTTGGTGCTGCAACTGGATTGAATGTGGGTGCAAACTCTGGTACGATGACAATCGGTAATCCGACTGTTGTTGGTACACAGACAACTCAAAATCTGTACAACACAACTGCAACTAGTGTAAACGCTTTCGGCGCTGCTACTGCAATTGATATCGGTGCCGCATCAGGTACTACAAGTATTAATAATAACCTTGATATTGATCTTGATTTGAATGTTGATGGTGGAGACATCACAACCAACCAGACATCTTTCAACCTCTTAAATACTACAGCAACTACAGTTAATGCATTTGGTGCAGCAACTACAATTAACATGGGTACTGCAAGTACCATGTTGGATCTGGGTCACATCCGTATTCAAGGTAATGAGATTTCCACAGATAACCTGAATGCACAGGATCTGGTTCTTGATCCATTCCCCGATGCAGGTGATGCAGGTGGTAATGTTATCATCCGTGGTAACTTACAAGTTGCTGGTACTACTACAACTGTTAACTCGACTGAAATGTCGGTTAATGATCCAGTATTTACGATTGGTGATACTGTTTCCGAAAAGACTGTAATGAGTGCAGCATCTTCGGGTGCTACTGATCTTGTTATCGACAATCCTTCTTCTATCGTAGAAGGTGCATCTATTACTGGAACTTCGATTCCAAACTCTACAACAATTTCCAACGTTAGAATTTCTTTCAACGTTTCCCAGAACTTCGGTTCTGCTCCTTCTTCTGGTGCAACTCTATACTTCTATAATGGAGAGAGTTTCGCTGAGGTCGGTACTTTCGTTTCTCAAACGGCAAGTGAAGTAACATTAGATCTTGCTTCTAATATCTCCACTCGTGGTGATGACTTCTACAATGGTAACTCACTCTCTAGTGTTGGTACTGGTACTCCGGCTAGTGCTCAACTCGCATCGATTACTAAAGTAAATACTAAGGTATTCAATACTACTACCATTACAGTTTCCAATGCGATCTCCGCTGGAATTGATGCAGAAGCGAAACTGACTATCAGTCAAGCATCTGACGATAACATGGATCGTGGTATTCAGTTTAAGTATCTGGATGGATCATCTTCCAAACTAGGTTTCTTCGGTTATGACGAAACCACAACAACAGAAGGTGAGAAGTATTTCAGTTACATTCCAGATTCAACAAATAATGCAAATGTATTTGCTGGAACTAGAGGTGCTGCATGGTTCAAGACTGTCAAACTTGATGATGGTATCTTGAATGGTGTTGCATTCTTCGATCAATACAAGAGATTGACAAGAACTGTTGCTGCAGGTTCTGCTGACCAAGACACATCCTACCAGCTCTTAACTGTAACTAGTTCGGGTGTTCCAGTTTGGTCAACTACTCTTGATGGTGGCACATACTAATATAATATAAACATTATGAACACTGATGAAGCAAATGCACTCATGCAAGTCATGAGTACTAAAATTAACCAATTGACGCAACAAAATCTGATGTTTGAGTCTAAAATCATTTATTTAAATAAACTCTTATCAGATTTACAATCCAATCCTGAAACATCTAAAGAAGATTCTTACACAACGGAAGAATAATGGCAAAACCAAGTAGTAGATCCACATTAAAAGAATACTGCTTGAGGCAGCTAGGTAAACCTGTCATTGAGATCAATGTTGATGAAGATCAAGTTGAAGATCTCATTGATGATACCCTTCAGTTGTTTAGTGAAAGGACTTATAATGGCGCAGAAAGAATGTACCTTAAGTACAAACTAACTGCTGATGATGTTACTAATGGTGGTAAAGGAGGATCTGGAAGAAACTTTACCACTACATCAACAGATACAAATGCTGGTGCTAATGGTTCATCAAGAACTCTTAATTTTGAAGAAGGTAGAGGATTTTTAACTCTACCCGATCATGTTCTTGGAGTTGAAGGGATTAAAAAAATCTCTAATTCCATGGTCAATAATATGTTTGGTTTTAGATATCAATTCTTCTTGAATGATTTCTACAACTTCTATGCATATGACATTCTTAACATGGAAATGACTATGCAATATCTGGAAACATTAGATTTCTTAATTGAAGGTAATAAAGATATTAGGTATAATAAAGTACACAATAGATTATATTTAGATATTGATTGGGATCTTGCTGCAGTAGATGATTACGTTATTATTGATTGTTATAGAGCATTAGATCCTACTGAATTTACTAAAGTTTATAACGAAATTTTTGTTAAAAAATATCTCACATCTCTTATCAAGAAACAATGGGGTATGAATTTAATTAAATTCCAGGGAATTAAAATGCCTGGAGGTGTAGAATTTAATGGTAGACAAATTTATGATGACGCCATTAGTGAACTACAGGCCATCGAGGATAAGATGTCCACTACATATGAATTACCACCTTTAGACTTTGTAGGATGATATGGCTAAGAACGTATATTTCTCTCAAGGAACAAGATCCGAACAACTACTCTATGAAGATCTAATCATCGAATCGATGCAGATCTATGGGCAAGATATTTATTACTTGCCCAGAGAAATGGTGACAACAGATAGACTATTCAGAGAGGATGTACTTTCTAAATTTGACGAGAATTATCTCATAGAAGTATATTTACAAAACTATGATGGTTTCGAGGGAGATGGAACACTCCTAACCAAGTTTGGTGTCAGGATTGCTGAAGAAGCAACCTTTATAGTTTCCAGACGTAGATGGGAAGACTTGGTACAATCAAAATCCAATAATTTGGTTTCTGCAGAAAGACCAAATGAGGGTGATGCAATTTACTTCCCTCTTACTCAACAATTATTTCAAATTAAATTTGTAGAAAATGAAACACCTTTAAGACCTTTAGGTGATGTCCCTACTTATAGTCTTACATGTGAACTCATGGAGTTTTCTGATGAAAGACTTGAGACTGGTATTGATGAGATTGATAAGATTGCCACAGAAAATGCATACTCAATTGTTCATAATTGGGTTCGTGGTATTAAGTATATCAGGATGATTAATGAGGGAACTGGATATGGTGGAAATACTGTAGTAACTATCGGTAATGTTACTGGTACTATTGCACCAACTACTGTCGTACCTACAATTACGAATACCAGAGTATCTGAAATTAGTATTTCAAATCCAGGTTCTGGATATACTACAACCGCTCCTACAGTAGCAATTACTGGAACAGGAACTGGTGCAACAGCTGAAGCAATTCTAACTGCAGGTGGTGTATTTGAGTTTGGTGAAAAGGTTCATGGAACTAAGTTTACTGCTGATATTTTACAGAATGGAGTATCTTCGGTTTATACATTAAATAATAATTTTACAATTAGGAAGGCAGGAACTGGTTATACAACCGCACCACTTGTAAAAATTGGTGCTCCCGATGCAGTAGATGCAACAGGAACTGCAACATTACAGAATGGTATTGTAACAGCATTAGAAATTGTTAATAACGGTACTGGTATTGCAAGTGTCCTAAACAATATTGTTACAACTGGTGGTTCTGGTACTGGATTGAGGATTGACTTTACTGCTGATGCAAATGGTGATGTTGCAACAGTTGCAATCAATGGAACTAATGATGGTATCAATTATGTTGTTGGTGATATTGTAACAGTTGCTCTTTCTGGTGTTGTAGATCAACCAACATTCAGAGTTACTGCTATAACTTCGGATGTGAATACTGGTGTTGTCGGCACTGCTGGTTCTGGTTATACAACTGCACCAACTGTCACTTTATCTGCTCCGCCTGCTGGTGGTACTCAAGCAACTGCATCTGCATCTATTTCAAATGGTGTTGTTACTTCTATCAATATTTCAAATAGAGGTTTGGGATATACAGAGGTTCCAACTGTAACTATTACATCCCCAACCAGAACTCAAGCAACTGCAACGACTACATTAACAAATGGTACAGTTTCATCTATAACGTTACAAAATACTGGTGCTGGTTATACAACTGCACCAAGAATAACTATTACACCTTCTCCAAGTGAACCTACAGGTAAGGTTGCAAGATATGATGTTACTAATAAAGAATTGGAATTAATTGACATTGTTGGTAATTTTTCCGATGATGATACTTTAATCGGTGAAACTAGTGGGGCTGAAACTGTGATAGATAGTTTTAGTTCCATAGAAATTGAAAATTCCGATATTTCCGAAAATACATACTTCGAGACTCAAGCAGACGGTATTGTTGATTGGACAGAAGGTAATCCATTCGGTGAATTCGGAAATCAAACAGGTAGCTTCTAATGTTAGGTACACACTTTTATCACGAAATTATCAGAAAAACCATTATTGGTTTTGGTACTCTGTTCAATAATATTGAACTGCATAGAACTGATAATGCAGGACAAGTA